GTCCGAGGTCGAGGTTCGGCATGAGAGATGCCGTCCCAGGGCAGATGGACTACATCTCCGTCTATTGGCAGAAAGGCAAGACCAACGCCACCTTGAAGGAGGAGGAGTACGATGTCAAGCCGTTCGCCGTGTGGAGATGGTCAAGGCCGATATTCGGCGGTACATGGGGAGCCGATTCCCCAGGCATGAAGCAGCTCTCCAACATCAAGCAGGTCAACGGACTGATCGAGGACAAGACGAGGCTCTCGCAGCTCCAGGCGATGGGATACGGGAAGAAGACGAGAGGACTCAAGGTCAACCTGGTCCCCAACGGATTCACGGAGCTTGGTCCAGGAGAGGACTTCACAGTTGACAGACCGAATGTGGATCTGTCATGGACGGAGAGTCTGATACAGAGTCTTCAGCAGAAGATAAGGTCCGCATACTATTCGGACTATTTCTTGATTCTGAGTTCAACCATAGAGCAGAGAAAGACCGCCACCGAGGCGAACGGACTCCAGGAGGAGAAGAGCGTCATCATGGCAAGCTTCTTCTCTCGCATGGGAGCAGAGTTCCTTGAGCCTGTCATAGAGTGGACCTTCCAGAACGAGGTCAAGCACGGAAGGATGCCGTGGATAAACGCCCTCTATGAGCAGGGGATCACCACAAAGAAGAAGCCGTTCAAGGTGGACTTCGTGTCACAGCTTGCAAAGACGCAGGAGAGGGCCACAAGACATGCACCGAACCAGGCGTACATGTCGCAGGTCATCCAGCTCATGCAGGTCTATCCCGAAGCAAGATACAAGGTCGATGTCATGGCGTATCTGGACGATGTCGCCGATGACTACGGCACTGACAAGAAGATCGTGGTCGGTTCCGCAAAGGCCAGGAGACAGGCCGAGGCCGTCGCACAGGCTCAGATACAGCAGGCACAGCAGCAACAGAACATCCAGAGCCTCAAGGACATCGGCGGAGCCGTGAAGGACATGTCCGGAGAGGTGGCTGACAGTTCCGTGATAGCCAAGATGGGAGGTGCCAATGGCTGACGAGATCCGTCTGACATATGACGAGCAGGTCGAGCAGGAGAAGAGGGAGCAGAGGGAGCTGACGAGGGCCTTCAAGAGGGTCTTCTGTACACCCGACGGAGAGCTTGTGCTGATGCACCTTCTGAACAGACTTGGATATTTCGCCAAGGATCCGAGCGTGATAGACCCGAAGCTCACCGCTGTGGCGAATTGGATACTTATGCAGATGGGCGTGTACGCCCCGAACGAGAGACTTATGCAGTATGTCGAGGCGATGACGAGATGCGCCAAAGGAGATGAATGATGCCAGAACCAACAACAGTGACCGCCGAGCCGACAACAGAGGCGGTCGTGGAGCAGACACCTGCCGAGGTGCCAGCGAACCCGTATGCGGATGTGAAGTACTATTCCCAGCTTGACAAGGAGACGGCGGGGAACAAGGACATCATGGACCGCGTCAAGGACTGCAAGAGCGTGTCCGACCTTGCCAAGGGGTATTCGGATCTGAAGGGGAAGATGGACAGATCCCTTCTGATACCGGACGAGAATTCCACATCGGACGAGGTGAGGGACTACTTCAGAAAGCTTGGGGTCCCAGAAGGTGAGGACGGGTATGAGCTGACCGACGGGGACTACAGCCCCGATGCGCTGAAGGATCTCAAGGCGCAGTTCAGAAGCCAGGTCCTCTACAGGAACGGGCTGACCAAGGTCCAGGGAGAGAAGGTGTGGGAGGCTGCGCTGAACATGCTCAAGGCCGAGAGGGACCGCAACAGGGCGACCTATGACGAGGCCAAGAACAGCTTCAACGAGAGGCATGAGGCACTTTTGCAGAAGGACTACCCCGTGGCCTCCGACAGGAAGGCGGCGATGAACGAGGACATCTCATATGCCTCCGAGTTCCTTGCCGAAACCGGACTTGGGAAGTTCTTCAAGGACGTGGGTCTTGTGTACAACCCAGATGTGATCCACAGGATCGCGCAGTACCACAAGAGCAGAAGCGCGAAGGTGGTCATGGGAACGGGCGGAGCATCGGAGCAGAGCAACGAGATGTTCAGCCAGGGCAAGCAATGGCAGGAGGCATACGGAAGAAGATGACCATAGATGAACTGATAACGAAGATAGACAACGAACCTGCCAAGCAGGAGAACACGGAGGCCCCGAAGGTGGAGACACCCGTCGAGGCACCGACAGAGGTAAAGAAGGGTGAGGACATGCTCCCCATCGGGCAACAGTTCGCGGACTACTGCGAATCGAAGAAGAGGAAATGACCCTCGTTGAGGGATCATATATGACCTTACGAAGAGGGACTTCGGAAGAGGCGGAACGAAAGCTCATGGCACAGTGAAGCCTTGGATGGAGGGACCGTAAGGAAGGGTTCAGAAAAAACACAAAGGAGAAAGACATGGCAACCATTCTTTCAACCTCCCATCTGAACCTTGTTGAGGCTCAGAAGAGAGCATTATACGACGGATCGAGAGGAATCCTCGCAGAGCTGGAGCAGACACATGAGCTGCTCAAGGTGGCTCCGTGGTATCCGTCAAGCAACGGAAGCATCCACAAATACGTCAAGGCAAAGAAGCTCGGCGCAGGTGGATTCGTCGATGTCAACGGACCTATCCCGACACTCAGCTCAGAGAGCGATGTCGAGATCATGCAGATCTGTGACTACGAAGGACTCTCAAAGGTCGATGAGAAGCTCCTTGCCGATTCAGAGGACCCGAAGGCCGTCAGAAACTCAGAGGATCTGATGAACGCAGAGGGCATGATGGGCGACTGGGAGTCAAAGCTCATCTACGGAAGCGGAGACTTCAAGGGCTTCGCATCACTCAGACCCGCCGTCGAGGCAAAGAGGGTCTGGGACGCAGGCGCAACAGGAGCATCATGCACATCCGCATGGCTCGTCGAATGGGGCGAACACGCAGTCAACTTCAGATATCCCAACGCTGCACAGCCAGGGTTCATCAATGAGGACCGCGGTCTTGCTCTGACATCTGCAAACGCAGGTACAGGCGACATGTACGCCTGGATCAGATTCTTCGCCATCCGCGCAGGTCTGCATGTGTACAACGAGAAGTGCCTTCTCAGAATGGCATCGATCGCAACCACAGGCTCAAGCAACCTGTTCGACCCGAAGATCGGAATCCAGATGAAGAACACCCTTCCTCACAAGGGCAAGTTCGCAACCTGGCTCGTCAACAGCACGGTCATGTCCCAGATGGAGGCAGACCTGTATGCGAAGGGCAACGTCCAGTATTCCCGCAGGGACATCGAGGGCTTCGGTCCCGTTCTCTACTGTCTGGGAATCCCTGTCATCTGCGTCGATGCAATCCTCGACACAGAGACAGCACTCTGATAGGAGGTGACACATGAAGGACAAACTTCTTGATTTCGGCACCGTCACAATCGCAACAGCCAACACCTACGCAGCAGCCGCCAACGTCCTCAACATGGGCGCAATCCGCAAGACAGGCAACGTTGACCAGGCAAACGTAGTCGCAAGGTATGCAACCGCTCCCGCAAACGCAGGAACGGTCAAGCTGAAGGTCACCACAGGAACCACAAGCTCCCTCGGCACCACACTCGCAGAGTTCACCTTTGCAACCGATGGTGTGAAGACCGTGTTCGCAGCTCCGCTCCCGAAGGAGCATCTTCAGTATGTCGGCCTTGAGGGCACAGGTTCAGCAACCGGATCCTTCACAGCCGCCATCGAGCTTGGAGCATGATTCCAAGGATGCCTGGGGAAACCTGGGCATCCCTTTTACAGGGGGCATCGGCTGACGGTGTCCCGTGCAGAAGGAGATTCTGATGACCTATTCAAACAACTGGCTAGGCATAGCCAACAGAGCACTCGTCAAGACGGGGAACCAGCAGATAGAGTCCCTTGCGGGCGGAACGGACAACGTCAAGTACATCAACACGCTTCTGCCGTCCGTGGTGGAGGACATAGCGGGAATCTTCCCCTGGAGATGTCTGACAACGAGAAGGGCATTGGCACCAAGCGCACAGGCCCCCGAATTCGGGTACATATTCCAATACCCGCTACCGGAGGACTTCGCGAGGCTGAACACCGTGGAGGTGGGAGGC